AAGGAGATAGAGAAATGATTACCTAAAAGGAGTAACGAATATGTGTGATGAAGACATGGAGCCGTGGGACGTTAAACGACTTACGATTTCACTTGGTGGTGAAGAGTATGAAATAGATAACAAAGGGTTTCTCACGTTTGAAGTGTTCTCGGACGACACTTTTAATATCTATGAGGGAGATCAAGCGACACCACACAGAGACCCAAAATGGTTTGCAGAGAATATAGATATGAGCGCGGCGAGAAGGATTAGAGACTTTCTCAACTATGCTGTTAAGGATTGATTATGGTAACAGATCACAAGGGAAATGAGTTTCCAACCAAGAAAGCGATGTATGAACATTGGAAGACCACTCAAGGGAGAGTAACCAATAGATTAGCAAAAGGGTTCTCTCTCGGAGAGGCGCTTGAAGCTAAGAGGATATCTGCTTCTGATGCCGGAAAGAGAGGGAGAGATGCTTCTGGTTGGGGGAGAGGAAACGAGATTGTGTTGTCAAAAAAAAGTTTGATATAAGAGCAACAGATGGTATAGTTTAATTTTACTAAGGAGATACCAATGAAAGAAAATGAAGTAAAAATGCGCGGTGTACGAATCTCTGATGATCTATGGAATAAGGTCAAGGAGCAAGCTGCAGCAGAACATCGCACTGTCGGAATGCATGTTATTTATATTCTGGAGAAAGCCGTTAAGGATATTGACCGAGAAGTAGCATAAGCCAAAAGGAGGAGGCAATGAACTATCTGAGAGTTCCAAATCTGGATAAGTTCCAACATTACAAGGATCGTACCCCTCCTTGGATCAAGCTCCATAACTCAATCCTTGAAGACTACGAGTTCGCCTGTTTACCGGATAACAGTAAGTGGCATTTGGTTGCTATCTGGTTGCTAGCAAGTCGCACCGAGAACAAATTTCCTGCTGATCCGAAGTGGATAGCGCACAAAATTTCAGCAACAGGGAAAGTGGATATCGACATTTTACTTTCGCATGGCTTTCTGGAATTAACCCAAGGAAATCAAAGGGTACAAGATGTTGAAGGTAGTGATAGCACCGTGCTAGCACCAAGCAAGCAAAGTGCTATAGAGAGAAGAGGAGAGGAGAGAAGAGAAGAGGGAGAGAAGAGGGAGAGCGTACCGGAGGTCGTGATAGCAGGATTGAACGCTAGGGCGTGGGATGATTACATGGATCACCGGAAGGCATTGAAGGCTAAAAAACTGAGATCATCGAGTATTGCCCGACAGCAGAAATGGTTGGTTGAGCAGGGTGATAATCAGGTGCAAGCCGCCATTGTGGAGGCTTCTGTCAGAAATGGATGGGTGGGGTTATTTGATCTGAGGAGCAAAAAACGGGTTGGTGTACAGGATACTGACTTCGTTAACTGGGTTAATCAGAATGGATAAATCAGATTCGGAAGAATTCAAACAGATATTGGGGGCGGTATTTGAGCTGTACGATAAGTCGGTTTCTGTCGCCGCTCTTCGTATGTGGTGGCAATCCCTCAAGAGATTCGAGATTGGGCAGATCAAGATGGCGTTGTATGCTCATGTGGAGACTTCTCAGTTTTCACCAAAACCAGCGGACGTTATCCAAGCAATTCTATCCAGTGATGGCAGACCGAGTGCAGATGAGGCATGGGGGACCGCTATCAAGGCAACGGATGAATCTCTGACGGTAATCTGGAATGAGGACATTACTGAGGCATGGGGGATTGCCCTCGATATTCTTGTGGATGGAGACAAGGTTGCTGGGCGTATGGCGTTTAAGTCTGCTTATGATCGGATTGTGGAGGATAAGCGAAAGCTGGGCGTTCCGGTCAAGTGGATTCCCTCCCTTGGGACTGACCCTGATGGCAGAGACGAGGCGGTCTCCACAGCAGTATCCAGAGGATTGCTGACCAATGAGCAGGCGATGTATTATCTTCCGAAACTGGAAGCGGAATCCCCTACGCCATTGTTGGAGAGCGGAGAAGAGATGAGTGAAGAGAAGATGAGGGAGAATATTGAGCGATTCAGGCGGATCGTACAAGGAATTGGAGAAGCATAAATGGCGCTGTTTGGCTAGGGAGGTGCTTCGGATGCCATTAGAAGAGAGGAGGCTGTTTATAGAGCGGTGGGAGAAGAGGCATGGCGTGGAGAGTGCCAAACAATTGAGGGGGGGTATCAGGAGTGAATGGGAGAAGAGGCGTTGAGGATTCATCTTACGAAAGTCACTGAGGGGGTTCTTTCTCCATCAGATGAAGAGGCTCATGCATTTATTGGGAAGGTCAAGGTTGGGGAGACGGTATTCTTCGATATCAAGAAATCACAGAACTATAAATTCCACAAAAAACTGTTTACATTGCTTAACTTCCTGTATGCTCACTGGGAGCCTGCTGAGTTACAAGATCCGAAATGGGAGGGGGTTGTCCCTAAAAAGAGCTTCGATCAATTCAGAGAAGATATAACGATATTGGCTGGGTTCTACGATGCCTTGTATCGAGTTGATGGCTCAGTCAGGATTGTCGCTAAAAGTATTGCGTACTCGAAGATGTCACAAGAGGAGAAAGAGCAGTTGTATTCAAACATTATCGATGTCGGGCTGGAGAAGATATTGGTTAATTATAACAAGGAAGAGCTGGATGCTGTCATGCGGGAGCTATTAGGTTTCACATGAAACAATCCATGACGAGGAGGGAGCGAGAGGAGCGATTCTCTGCTCTGGCTGAAATGGGGTGCGTGATTTGTGGGCGACCAGCAGAAATACATCATTGCAAGGGTCATAAATTCGGATGCGGAATGGGAAAGAAGTCAGATGATGCCTTTACCATTCCGCTTTGTTATTTCCATCATGCGGGACAGGAAGGTATCCACAGGGGGATTCCATCGTGGGAGAAGAGATACGGAACACAGCTCGGATGGCTTCGGATGGTGAATCGGCAGTTGAAGTGGACAGGCTTAGAGCTGTAAGGTTGGAATTGCCCTTTCCTATTTCAGTAAATCAATATTATGGGACGGTCAGACGAGGGGCGTTCTGCAAGGTTTATGTGACCCCCCGAGGGAAATCCTACAGGGTAGAGGTAGAAAACCTCCTAGAGAGCGTTATAGAGCCTCTGAGGGGCAGAATTCACATGAAGGTGGCGCTCCATGCGGCAACCAGACGAAAATATGATATAGATAACCCGATGAAGTGCCTTCTGGATGCTCTCACTCATGCTGGAGTATGGGAGGATGATGAGCAGGTTGATCGCCTTTTGATCGAGAGAGGAGAGAAGATTAAGGGCGGACTTGCTGTTGTGGAGCTGGAGGAGGTTGCATGATTTCCATTCGAGAGGGAATAGAGATCCTGTCGGATACCCTTTTGTTGATCAAAATGAGGGGGGCTACGTCCCTTGTTCCGATGTGCAATACGGGAAAGCATGAACGATATATCAAGGAGTTTAGGGGTGGAGATTTGGTGCATTTCCAGAATCTTCTTGTTGACTCTGTTGTTGGGTATGAATTCGAGAGACAGGAAGGGGATGTTCTTTTTTATCGGGGGGAGGATGGAGAAGAGAGAACATTAAAGGTTGATCGGGAGATTGTTTACGAATTGGAGTATGGATTTGTCTCTGCCTCAAGATTATCAGGATTGGTGGAGGTGGATGCTGATATTGAAAGGGCAAAACAAGCTATTGCTGAGAATGAGTGGGTTTTTGCTAAGTCTATGCCGAAAAATCCTCATTGGTATACTTTGAGACACAAGTGGAATGACGACATATTGCGATTTGACGATTTTGTAGAGTTAATCAGGAGAGAAGGATGCGATCAGGAGTATTGGAAAAGAATGTACCGCGTAATGGAAATAGGAGACCATTTCTATTGGTCAATGGGGGCGCCAGTTCCGATTACGATTCTGATCAACCGAAAGGAGCTGTAGGCTCTAAGTATTATGATGATATAGCCTGTAGGTATGATGGGTTGTTTCTGGACCAGAAGTCTAGGGAGGAGAATTGGATTATTGGGGATCTTCTTGGCGATTATATAGCTGGAAAACAGGTTCTTGATGTGGGCTGTGGGACAGGGCTATTGTTGGATATTCTGGACATCCCTGCGACACATTATGTCGGGATCGATCCTTCTGGGGGAATGCTGAGAGAGCTTTGGATTAAGCATCCGCAGCACTTTACAGAGCAGATTAGATTTGAGGATGTGGAGGATTGGGCTGGAGAGGACTATTTGACTATTTCATTGTTCGGGTCTATGAATTACGTTGATCCGGATTATTTTAATCAGGTGTTTGATGAGTTGAGACAGGGAAAATACTTTCTGATGTTCTACAGAGAGGGATATATACCTGTAACGTATGCAAGGGCTGGAGGAAATGGCGGCGGTTATGATTGCAGCGAATATGATGGCTTAATTAGGGCGGAGTCTATCGAGTCATTTGGAGATTATTACATTGTTCATAATCTGGATCTGAATTATGAAAATATATAAGGCAACAACTGTCTTCGAGGAATCTCTTAATAGAATCAGATGGTTATATGACGAGTTTGATGATGTAGTTGTATCTTTCAGTGGAGGCAAGGATAGCGTTATCGTTTATCAGCTTGCCCTGATTGTGGCCAGAGAGCGGAACAGGCTGCCGTTGAAGGTGTTATTTCTGGATCAGGAGGCAGAGTTTCAATCGACAATTGACTTGGTTGAAGAAGTGATGACCAGTCCAGATGTAGAGCCGTATTGGTATCAGATCCCGATGAAGATATTCAATGCCACTTCAAATCAGGAGGTATGGATTCATTGTTGGGAGGAGGGCAAGCAATGGATGCGGGAGAGGGTGGATTATTCCATTCATGAAAACACCTACGGGACAGACCGCTTTAAGGAGATGTTCACTGCTGTTTTGAGACAGGATTTCCTCCCTAAAACAGCAAATATTGGAGGAGTTCGGACTGAAGAAAGCCCGGCCAGGTTCTTGGGGCTTACTGGAGGACTGACTTATAAGGGGGAAACGTGGGGAAAGGTAGAGCATTCTGATATCGGCTCTCATACCTTCTATCCGATCTATGATTGGAGTTATACCGATGTCTGGAAGGCAATTCATGATAACGGGTGGTCATATTGCAAGATTTATGACAAGCAATACGCATATGGGATTCCTGTATTGAAAATGAGGGTATCTAGTCTCTGTCATGAGACTTCTGTTGCCAATCTGGAGTATTTGCATGAGGCGGAGAAGGAAACATACAACAAACTCACTGAGAGATTGAGCGGAATTGCTACTGAGGGCAAATTCGGTCGGGATCTGACTGTCCCGTCTGCTCTTCCGTATATGTTCGAATCATGGATGGAGTATCGAGACTATCTGTTTGAGCATATGGTCCCGGAGGGAGAGGGTAGAGATAAGATGCTGGAGAGGTTCACTTATTGGGACGATTCCTATGGGGATCTGGATACTTATCACAAGGTCTGTATCGATACGATTCTGAAAAATGATTATCACTTCACAATTCTGGATAACTTCAGGATTAGCTGTAAAAGGAAATTCCGTGCAAAAAGAAAGATTGCTTAAAGACTTCGAGGAAGCTGAGGATAAGGATGCGTTTATCGCTGAGTATCGGGAGCTGTTACATGAAATTGCACCTCAGAGCGGGATGCCTATCGACATCGTGCGATGGGTTCCGTTAGAGCAGGTGGAGGCTAATAATTACAATCCTAACTCAGTAGCTAGGACGGAAATCAAACTATTGCAAACATCAATCCTGAGTGATGGCTACACCCAGCCTGTGGTCACCTTCTACGATGAGGAGCGGGATAAATACGTTATTGTAGATGGATTCCATCGTTATACATGCTGCAAGATCAACAAGGAGATCAATGAGAGGTGTAATGGGAGACTTCCGATTGTTGTTATCAGAAAGGATATCAATGATCGTATGGCTTCAACAGTTCGCCATAATCGAGCTAGAGGAAAGCACTCTATCGAAGGGATGAGTGATATGGTGTTCAAGATGCTGGAAAATGGAATGTCTGATTCTGAAATCTGCGAAGAGTTAGGGATGGAAGCAGAGGAGATCATCAAGCTCAAGCATTTGACAGGGTTCTCTAAGTTGTTCGAGAACGTAGAATATCGGAAGGCATGGGAAACTGATAAGCAAATCCGGTTGAGAAAGAAATATGAGGCCGAGCATGCAGACTAAGTTATTGAAATTAGATGAGATCATCCCATATGAGGGAAATGCTAGAGATAATGAGGCTACTGTAGCAGAGCTGGAGAAGTCATTAGATCGTTTTGGTTACAACGTCCCCCTTGTTGTAGATGAGAGTAACGTGATCATAACTGGTCATGCTAGATATCAGGCGCTACAGAATTTGGGCTATGAAGAGGTTCTCTGTGTTGTATCTGACTTAGATACTGATCTAACAAGGGAATATCGGATTATCGATAACAAGATTTCAGAGATTTCTGAGTGGGATATTGATAAGCTGACTCTCGAATTGCGAGGCTTAGAAGGATTGGATGCAGTAACAGAGGGGTTTGGAGATAAGGCTGAGAAGGCTGTAGAATCGAGCTTTGGTGGCGGGTTAAAACCTGTTACGGAAGAGGATATAGAAAAGACTAGCGCCAAATTGGATAATATCTTCGAGGAGAGAGCTTCTGCTAGAAATGACAATCTGGTACCTATTGAATGTCCATACTGCGAAGAGGGGTTTAGTGTAGATAGAGGAGATTTGGAATGAAGGAGATCGTTAAGATTAGGGTCTCTGATATCAAGCCGTATTGGAGAAACCCCCGCATCAATGATAAAACAGTGGAGGCGCTGGAGAAGTCTATTGAGCGATATGGATTCAACGTCCCTCTGGTAATCGATAAAGAGAACGTAATTGTTACAGGTCACGCCAGATATAGGGCATTACGCAATCTAGGGTGGGAACATGCCCTTTGTGTTCGGGCAGACCATTTAGATGATAGAGCAGTACAGGAATACCGCCTTCTGGATAATAGAATTCAGGAGATCACAGAATGGGAGACAGATGAGCTTCAGAAAGAGATCGCATCTATCGGAACATTTGATATTGCTATGGATTTCTTCGATGGCGCATTAGATAGCGTTATGGGGCTTCATAAGGAGCCAATAGAGGCTATAATAGACATTAACCCTACGGGCGATGAGGGCAAACGAGAATTCCTCTGTCCGTACTGCGGAGAAGATATAAGCGAGGTTGTTTATGAGTGATAGAAAGTCAGATGAAACTGCTAGAAAACGTAGAAAAGAGACGCAAGATCAATTCCTTATAGCATTTGAGGGAAGCGCAGGAAATATCACTCATGCCTGTAAGGCTGCCGGTATCTGTAGACAGACGTATTATCGGTGGATAGACGAAAGTGACTCCTTTAAAAAAGAGGTCGATGATATCAAGGAAAGCACTATTGATTTTGCTGAGTCCATCCTTCTAGGAGAGATCAAGAATAAGAACATCACTGCTACTATCTTTTTCCTCAAGACTATTGGGAGGAACAGGGGTTACATCGAAAGGCAGGAGATGGATATTGATGGCAATATGAACCTACAGGTTGAGTTTGTCTAAGGTTAAGATCCCTGAAGCATTCAAGCCTTTATGGGAGCCGAAGAGGTATAAGGTTTATTACGGAGGTCGAGGGGCTGGTAAGTCATGG